GCTGATGCTCAACTAAACTTTGGAAAGACTACCCCCATGTCAGGAGATACGATCATCACCGCTGCACAGAGGACGGTAGAAACCACTTCTCCAGAGGATGGTGGAGCACTAACTTTTACTTTGTATAAAGTTGTTAATGGTTTGGTGGATACAGCCAACACTACAGGACAGATTACCCTTAATGCTACTGAAGCCCAGGGCGCTAACAAAGATGTTTACACAAACTTGGTTATCCAAGAGGGTGCATTAGTTACGGATAGTGGAGAGTTTGCTGCTACTGAGGCAATTAAATCTATCAAGCTGAGTCAGAGTCCTGTTATTGATGGTAGCGTAGAAGTTTTTGTAACTGCTCCTACCCCTGCTGCAAATGGTGCATACCGAGAAGTGCCTAACGTGTTTTATGCATCAGGAACCTCTGATAAAATCTTTGAAGTAGTGTACGATGAGAGCTTTGGAGCTTCAATTGTGTTTGGTGATGGCGATGCTGGTATCTCTCCTGATGACACTGCGTCTTACTTCATCACCTACCGTGTGGGAGGAGGAACAAGAGGCAACATCGTTAAGAATGCACTCAACCTTACGGTCACCAGCGACAAGGGAACTGGAACTCTAACTAATACCTCTGTTGGCACAGGAGGATCTAATGCAGAGACCATAGATCATGCTAAGAGATATGCTCCTCTGACATTCCGAAGGCAAGATAGACTAGTAACCTTAGAGGATTATTCCACATTTGCTAATACCTTTATTAGTGATTTTGGAACCATAGGTAAAGCAACTGCTGCGACTAGAAAAGCATATGCTTCTGCTAATATCATTGATATTTATGTTTTAGAAAATGCTTCTGATTTTCAATTACAACGAGCTACCACTAACTTTAAAACTCAGTTGCTGACTAACATCAATAAAAAGAAGATGGCAACTGACGATGTGGTCATAGTGGATGGTCTTATCAGAACTCTGGATTTAGTTACCACCATTCGCATTGATCGTGAGGAGAGAAAAAACCAAGAGCAAATTATTAACCAAGTGAGAGGAGAGATCTTAAACTTTATGAACGTAGATAACATGGAGTTTGGAGAAACGCTTGTAATCGCAGACCTGAACAGAGCAATCTTTGAAGTGCCTCAGGTCAGGTACTCTACCATAGATAATGTTTCAGATGATATCCATGTGGACTTCAATGAGATTATCCAATTAAATAACCTCACCATTAATGTTGAACTGCTAGACTAATGCAAGACAATCGGTACACTCCTAATCCTAGAAAATACTACAAAAGCAATTATGTAGACGCTGTAGAATTAATCACTCCGAAGGTGTACCAGCAGGAGGACTTAGACCTCAGCGGCACAGAGATCAACCCGCTCTCTCAGGTGATCAACTCACACATCCGAGCGGCTGCCAATATCTCCCAGGTGCTTTCAATCTCAGGTGTAGCAAATTCGCAAACCTCTAGCCTAGGAAATATATCAGGCATATCTCAATACTTTGTTAAGCAGAATAATCTAACAAAGATTAACCCGTTTATTCTAGAGCAAAAAATCCTACTGCCTCTAGGAACTACGTTTGCAAACTTCGATACGAGTGGAGAGTTCAATGACTATCTCTCAGGAACCCTGCTGCCGTCTATCATTCCAGCCACGGGGTCCGAGAAAGGAAGTCCTCTGCATAACATAGGCACTCTCTCTGCTCTAAACAATAGCACAGAGCCCAGTAGTATTCATAACTATCTAGTAGACGCTCTAGGTTGGTTTTACTTCTTAAACACTTCTGCTGATGGGGGTCTGGATTATTCTCCCTCAAGCTATGTTCTCAGTTCATTCAATACTTTATACACAGGAAACGAGCTAGTAACAGTCGATGGAGTTAAAGGGTTCGTGGAGTATATTTGGAGAAATTACGAAACGTGTTCTACCTTTGGCTCCTTGAGTCTTATCCCTACTGATTTTGTTTCGGGAGCAGCAGACGCTAGAACTGAAACCAGCGCGGGAGCACTCCCTGTATACACTAGTGGAACCCAACTCCTAGAGAATTTACAAACTTTAGTAGATGTAGTTTATTCGCCGCTCTTTATCGACCAACAGGATTACACGGTTAAAGATGCTTTTCAAAGTTACATAGATGCGTCCGTAGAGCTAACTGACAGAGTATCTAAAGGACCGTTTAGAAAGTTTTCAAACTTACTTGGTTTTGAGTTTGCTGATATATCTAATGAGGTGGACAACTTAGGTCTAATCTATGACATAGAAAATGCTAAAGATGAAAACCTGCAATACATCGCAGAATTGATCGGATGGAAGTTAAGAGGCGTATCCGCTGACAAATGGAGACACCAGTTAAGACAAGCCGTAGACCTGTATAAGAGATCAGGAACCATGGAGGCTATTCAGACTGCGATCAACCTCCTTATCACCGATAGTGTTCTCGATGTCTCCGCTGCTACCAGCGAGCTATGGGAATCATATGTTCCTTACTTAATCTGGTATTCATTGGGAACAGAATCTCCCCTATTTAAATCACTTAAAACTTGGTCGTTCGGCTTGGCTCAGGAAGCCGGAGTGGACGCCTACAACACAAGCAGCCTAGAGGCTAATATTCATAATGTAGTAGATTACATTATGCTTGAACTCTACAAAGCTTTCCCTGATAGCTTTGTATTTAGAGGAGAAAGGTTTCCTGTTCCACGCCTGTTCAACTTAACTGAGCTTGGTCAACTAGACGGGATTTACACTCTTGTTGGCGAGCCTAGGATGCTTCCCTTTCACGCACATATCATTACTCAGCCAGGGTATGAGACTGCTAGAAGAGAAGCATATCGTAATGGGCACAAACTTGCATGGGATTCAGCGATATCCTTAGGTCCCTTAGGTTCTGGAGTCTACATGCAAGGCTTAGATCATCCTAATTATGCTTTAGGGGAAGTTCCCCACTTCTTGTCTGCTACAGGAGACATGGAGTTCCTGTTTAGCTACAGAGATAAAGTAAATTATCCTTTGCCTCCTTTTGAAGAAGTAAAATACTACAAGGATAGCAATCTTTCCCCTCAAATTGTAGAGCTATTAGGCGAGAAACTTTCGTGTTTCCAGGTAAAGGAATCCTTTGTAACACAGGTTAAAGACTTTATTTTAAACGAGGGTATTACTACCGACACCAACCTGGGATCTCTTAATGAGATGTTGATGTTCTTTAGCTCTGTACAGACTCCACCTAACTTCGATGATGTTATGTTGAGTATTTCGGATTACGAGAAGAACTTACTCGATTTGTGGAACGGTAAATCTTCGCACCTGTTTATTGATTTTAATAGCGGAGATTTTGATTTCTCACAAGACACCTTGGAAGCAGATGGAAAAAATGCTCTATATGAGGCGAGTAGAGTTGCTAGAGAATTTGCTCCTGGTCATGCGATACCAAGGGTTAACTTAAATGCAAGTGCTTCAGATGATTACGATGCTTCCAGTACTAAGTTTTTGTATCTAGGCTTAGATCATGACGGAACTAGAGAGTCCTACACTTCAGCCTCCATCCTAGGAAACTTTGAATACAGTGGGGTTTCCATGGGAACTGTGTCTCCTGGTGACGAGGACGGAAGAGGTGGCCTCAATACTTTCCACAGGGATCAGGTTGACAAGATTACCGATACGCTGCTTTCCTCTACGACTGCCGCGCCTCTTGCCAACGTAGGCAGAAGAGCCTTGAGGAGGAGAAATCTTCGTTACTTGCTCCCCAAGGAAGGATACTACGATAGGACGGGCTTCAATGGCCCTGTGAGCTACGATCCCTCTACTTACGAGTCTTCCATGCCCTCCTCCCTTGGAGAGCTTACGTTGGGTTACGTTGCGTCTGCTGGTAAGTTCTTCCCTGTGGTCGATCCTGTCAATCCATCGGGCGTGTGGCATAGCTGTGAGAATCTTGAGTCTAGCAGAGAGTTCTCAGGGGTTGTTACGAGTCAAACTTTCCCTTTCCGAGGATTAAGTAGTCTTAACTCCAATTATTTTGGAACGAGTTCAACGGATCGTTATGTAGACCGTGGGCAATTGCCTCTTATCTACAATACAATGCATCAACTGTTTGAACAAAAAGCTTTTGATTCTGCTTCTCAGAACACCGACTTTGATTCTTCGGCTTATCAAACGAATGCCTATTGGAAAAATCAGTTATTAAGCACCGCTAATGAGTCGATAGCTAGTGGTTTAGTGCTTAACTCCTATGATGATTACATTAACTTTAGCTTTGGAACGGGAGTTCATAAGACCTGGGCTGATCATTGTAAATATTTTGGAAGTCCTCTGGGTTTAAATGAGGTCGATAAGACTGGTGGCAATATCTTTGCTCAGGTCTTTGGTAAAGGGCTGTTTAACTGTGATTTTGACATAGATGGATCAGCGGTTGGCGATATGGTGGCTCCTACCATAGATAGCGCAAGTGCTATCAACGCCACCAATGTCTGGAACGCTACAGCGAATGGAACCTTTATAGCAAGTAGCACAGGAGAATCGGTTATTCCTCTGTCGGGGACTTTTGTTTCTGGCAATCCTAATAATGCAGATTACAGGAACCCCGCAATCCTTAGTGGCATTGAATTTACTGATATCTCTGGAGCCCCTAGTGAAAATCAATTTACTATTTTCAAACTAGATGCGAGCAACGCAGTTCCTGGAATGGATAACACCTTGATTGAGAATACAGTAATTAAGTGTAAGGCTTTAGGGGGTTTTCCTAGAATGAGATTTGATTTATCTTCTTACGGTGACAGAAGAAACTACTTTATAAAAGATCATAAGTTTAATTTAAAAGTTAAAGCTCTCGTAGGAGAGGAAAGCAGTTACTTGATGGGGGGTGGAAGAATTGGAGCTTGGATTCACACCCAACCTAGAGATGGCATTATCTGGTCTTGGACTTCAAATCAGAAATGGGAACACATTAAAGAAGAAGAAATTTCGATACCTAGAGTTCTTAGTTTGGCTCATGCCCATACCTTTAAGACATATGACGCTGTTTCTACAAACAACCAAGGAACCGTATGTTTAAATAATGTTATATCGCAGAAAGAGGGAACCATAAATGATAACACTCTTTTAAATATTAATAACAATAATTTTGAGACATTTGAAATTGATTTTGATACTAGAAACTTTACCATACACAACAACTCCGAGTATTTAGATATCATTCCTATACCTGAAGATGTCTATAAGATTACCAATCAGGTAAATCAGGATAGCACCAACTACATTGTGGAGTTGTTCTTCTTTCCCAACCCTAACTCTCAGAAATATCTTCTAATTGATTCGATTGAGTTACAGGATGTGACCCAGAGAGAGAATGCAGCTATCGGAACAGGCCATGGAATAGAGACAAGCGGTATTCCTAACAGAAGATTTGTTAAGGAAGATAAGCTTTATCTTACAAAAGATCAACTTCAGAATACATTAAAGTTCTATAATGGATTGATAGGACAGGACGCAGGAGTTTATTCTACTAGCCTTGCATCAAGAGATGCTGTAATTACCTCTGAAATTATGGAACTAAGTGGGGGCAGTAGATTGAACTATCGTTTGAGTCCTTCGTGGGGAACCACTAATACTGGGAACACTCAGGCAAACTTTAATAACTTTGAGAGTGTGGAGCTAGATAATTAAATGAGAGGCGAAGTAGAAATTTGGGAAGGTGATAAGCTAATTCACAAGGAAAGTAATCTTCTTGTGAATGGGGCTGGTGAAGCTATTGTGGATATGCTTACGGTATCTCCCTCCTTGTCAGGAATTCCTAGTGCTTCTGCTTTATTAGATACTTCTAATTATACTATCCAAGCTATCTCTTTCGGTAAGGACGCATCTGCTTATCAGTTTAATGCTCATGCTCTTCCCTATCGAAGAAACTTTTTCTATGATTCCACCCCATCATCAAGTGACTCACAAGCCATCAGCTTTACTAATGAGCTAATAGTCTCCTCTAGACCAGACATTACTCCTCCTCCTGAGTATGCCACTGTGCCCTCTTCTATTGCTCATGTATTATCTCTAGAAGATAAAAATGATGATACCAATTCCGTCCTTCAACAAAAAATATATGTAACTTATGATACTACAGACTTTACTATTAGTGGGGGACAAGATAATTGGTTTTGCGCTTCCGTGTATATAAAGCATCCTGTGGATCAAGATAATCTCGTCCCCATTAGAGACACCGCAACAACCAATAGACACCCCAATGTTAGTTTGGGCATGAGTATATATGGGGATGGGTATGATCCAGACGGAACCGAAAATAGTAGAGGAAACTTAGGCTTTAGTAGGCTTAATACTGTCTCTTATTTTAATGATTTAGGAGCCGTACCTACTGCACCGTTGGGAGAAATTAGTGCTATCTCTTTAGGATACTCCAACGCAAGAGAGCACGGAAATGCCAGAGCAGAGGTTAGTGGTTATTCCATTGATAACTGGCAACAGAACGGTGGAGCCATACCAGTGGGTGACGGTTGGTATCGAGTCTGGACTGCTGGTTTGGCTCCTGTTTCGGCTCTGAGTGGCATCAATGTAGGGCTTTATGCTATTGGATGGGAGAGTGATGGAGAAACCCAAGGAGGGACTTACGGATATGGTTGGCAATTAGAATCAGGAAGGTGGCCTACTGATCTTGATTTTGCACATAGTCGGGTTATAAACAATTGGGACCTCTCAGGCTCTGTGTTAAATAGAGATCATGTCCCAGGGTTCCCCACTGACAATGGAACTGTTAGGGTAATTCCACCATATGGAACTAGCTCTTATGTTCCCACCAACTATCTCTCAAGTCCTCCCAATCCCGATAGTACGAGAGTGGAGGATGGAGATACTGCATTATTAGATACCTCTTCTGATATTCTAGACAACTTTAATATGGGACAAAACTTAAATGTTATCCCGTATAGAAAGAACCCTGGAGGCCCTAATGGATTGGCTAATGTGGCAGGATCACAGAGGTTAGTACCTCATAATGTATTTAAGGGGAACACTCTCCCTGGTCTATTTAATAATTACGCTAATAACTACTATGAGAAGCAGTTAAGTGGGTTTGATTCTTTCGGACCCCAAGCCTACTACCTTGGATGCTATCCCGAAGGATCAAGCACAGGAGGTTCCACCTTTGCTCTTGTGAGTTCCTTAGATAATTCTGCTGCCTATCTGGGGTTAGCTGACGCAAGTTCGAGCCCTTATTATGTTCATGGAACTTACAATAGTATCGTAAACGAAGCAAGCTCGATGGATGTGTCTGGGTTTGTTAATATGGTAATGTCTGGGTCGCCAGGAACTACGACAGGGTATGCTATGAGTTCTACCGCTAGTGGCTTATGTGTATCAGGGGGAGCCGATAGTACTAATTCTGGAATTGTAGAATATTCTATGCTGTTAGGGTCAGGAGATGTGGGTTATTCTAACCTTTACGGTGGTATATATAATATGGGTCTGTGGACTATTGACACGGAAGATC